AAGCGGCACTCGTCGGGCGAGCGCACAGAGAAGTTCGTAGCCGATCGTGCCGCACCGTCGGGCAAGATCATTCACGGCGATATGCCGCCCCCAAAGCTCTACCTTCGAACCCACATCAGCTTCCGGAATATCGGTAACGTCAATGGTGAGCATATCCATTGAAACGGCACCGGCAAGCGGCGCCTGAGAGCCTTCTACCCAAACCGGCGCGCCGTCAGGCATTTCCCCCTGCATGGGCTGCGCCAGCGTCAGGGCCCGGCCCTTGCCGGCCCCCTTGGTCAGCACGCCCAGCTCCTCCATATGCTTCAGGTGGAAATGCACTGTGGACGGCGATTTCAGTCCCACCGCCTCGCCGATCTCCCGCACCGAGGGGGGATACCCCTGCTCCCGCAGTGCCTGGGCGATGTAGTCGTAGATCTTCTGCTGCATTCTGGTCATCTTCGCCATAGCCATGCCCCTTTCATGCGCCCCGTGTCGGCGCAGGTCCGTTTTTTGTATGTGCGCCGCGTCCGCTGTTCTTCCGGCTCTATTATATCACACCCTTTCGCGCATTGCAACATTTGTTCTATTTCTTTTTGCATTTTTTCTGAGGCCACAGCAAAGACGACCGTGAAGTAACACAAAAAGCAATGAAAGAAATCCCGTTTCAACGGGCATTTCACTCTTGACAAGGACCGGCGGTATATAGTATAATGATTTTCGCTGACACGGTGACATAGCCAAGTGGTAAGGCAAGGGTCTGCAAAACCCTCATTCCCCGGTTCAAATCCGGGTGTCACCTCCAGATGAAAACCTCGTAACCATGCCGGTTACGAGGTTTTTCTTGTGCCTGTTTTGGGATGAATACCCCTTAGTGTACCCCTTACAGATTTTTATACCCCTTCATGCAGGAAACGGGCAAAAGTAAGCGCTTCCGTTTGTTGGAAATGGCTGTTGGAGATCCGTACATAAAGAACAGCGCCGGGATTGCTCCCGGCGTTGTTCTTTACTCCTTACAATTGCCGTTCTGCGCTTGCAGGCATTTCTTTGGGATGAAGAGCTAAAGAGCGGAGCCGAGAAAGATAGCTGATTTTCTGCGGCTCAGAAAGCTTCCGAAATAAATCCAGCGCGGCGGCCATTTTTACCTGATTGTCCATTCCTTATCCTCCCTTAACTTGACTTGACGTAATTTGTAGACGGCTTTATGCGCCTTACTCCTCAACAAAAGGATGCTGTGCTTGCTCTAATAAAAGGCTTTCTACAAGATCGAGCATAGCGTCTTTTTGCTCTGGGGTGAGCATCATAAAAAGCGCTGCCGCCATTTTTACCTGATTGTCCTTGTCCATATTATACCTCTTTTCCTCCTTAAGCTGCGTGGATTTTAATGAGTTGTGGAACTAACTGCAGTATACTACTTATTAAGTAGATATGCAAGGTGACATTATTTACAAATATAGGATGGTATGTTTGTGCAAAACTACTTGTTAAATAGATAAATCTGTAGTAGAATAACTGAGAATAGGAGGTGTTCTTTATAGCTGAAAGAAAGTACACAGATGCGCAAAAGAGAAGTGCAAAGAAATGGGATGCGGCGAACCTTGACCGCGTGTCCATCGCTATGCCAAAAGGCAAAAAGGATATGATCAAGACCCACGCGGGCACTCGCAACGAGAGCATCAACGGTTTTATCAATCGGGCTATAGATGAAGCTATTGAGCGTGACAGTGACGCTCCTGCGGCCTCTGAGGGGCATTTGCAAAGCAACTAATTACAAGGAAAAAGAGGACTGCACGACTGTGTGCAGTCCTCTTTTTTGCTACTTAGATTTCAGCCAGATTCACGCCGATGCGCGTACCCTCCGCCTTGTTCAGACGGTACACGACCTTTCCCAGCACTTCCTTGTCCAGCACCAACACGGCTTCATTGCTGCCGCCGTAGCCGCTTTCCGCAAGCGCCTGTTTGAACGCCTGCACCATCGTAGCCAGCGGTGTCTCAATGTTCGTTCCGGACTTCTGATCGCCCAGCACTGCCATAAATTCCCGGTTCGGAGGGATGACCGCGCCCTGCGCCAGCCGAGGGATGTGTACCTCCGGTATTTGCGGTATGCCACGAAATTCAATGCCGATAAGGTCAAGTCCCTTTGCAAGCAAGCTGTTTTCCAGCAGGGAATTGAGCTTGCCAATGAGCCAGTTGATACCCTTGATGATGAGGTTTACAGCGCTTTCCAGGATCATCACAATGCCGTTCCAGATGCCCTTGAACACTTTTTTGATGCCTTCCCACGCCTTCGTCCAGTCACCTGTAAACACGCCGGTAATAAAGTCGATCAGCCCTCCGAGGATGTTTTCCTTGAAGTTTTGGCAGAATTCCTCCAGATTGCCTGTAAGGCCGAGAACAGCCACCACAACGGCGGCAATACCGGCAATGACAAGAGGGATCACACTTCCGGTCAGGAAGAAAAACCCAAGCCCGGTAGCTACAATGCCGGCAATCAAAAGCAGAGTGTTTTTGAGGTTTGCGCCGTTACTGATAATATCTTTAAATGCAGTCACTATCATAGCTGCGCCAGAAATAATCAATGCGATACCCGCGCCGACTTTTCCAAAGGCTGTATACAGGCCGAAGGCTGCCGCAGCGGCACCAGCAAGAATTTCTGTAAGGTTTCCCCAGTCGACACCGTTTTCCCACGCATCTTTTAGCCCGTCAAACAATAGAAACAGACCGCCGATGGCTATGGCAATGCCGGCAACCTTTGTTCCAATGTCTCCAAGCATGCCCGGCAATTTCTCAGAGATTTTCCAAAGAGCGAACCCGGCACCGATAAATGCCACGTCCTTTGCAATATTCTTCAGCCTGTCAGAAATAGAATCCATAAAGCTGAAATCCGGCGCGATGTCCGCAGAGCTGCCGCCGCTGCTTTCTCCGCTCAACTTGTTTATCTCGTCAAACGATGCGAGCTGCTTACTGGCGGATTTTGCCGCACTGCCCACGCCCTTGTAGGCGTTCTTTTGGTCATTTAGAGATTTCGCCGCATTAGCACTCTCTGCTGCCGTAGTGCCAAACAGCGCGGATACAACGTTTGCGATGACAGAGACTACCGCTGTAAGCACCTTTACGAGCGTGGTAAAGGCCGGGATGATGACCTGTACAAGCGGTTGAACCATCGTCAGCAGCGCGCCTTTCAGTTTGGCGATGGAAGCGCTTGCCGCAGAATTGGTAGATACCACATCGGACATCCAGTCACGCAGTTTGGAAAGCCCCTGTGTAATGACGGTGAATACCAACGCTCCCTGCACAACAGATTTGATGCGCTTACCAAATGCCTCTGCACTTTTGGCAGCCTTCTTGACAGCGGCATTCATTTTTTCTGCGTTACGCGAGGCTTCTCCTGTTTCTTCCGCCGCCTTTAAAACGGCTTGCGCAATGTTCCCCGCAGCCTCTTTTTCGACATCAAGGCGTACTTGGGCTTCGTTGATCTGCTCGGCATACCTCTTCGCTTTTGCATCCAGCCTGTCCCATTCTTTTGCCATCTTTTGTGCGGTGGCAGCATCGCCGGAATCGATCGCCATCTTGCTTCTTACCCTTGCCATAGCCTTAGCGTTTTGTGTCTCAAGCGCAAGTCGCTCTTTTACGCGAATATCCTCCTCCAGTTTACCGATGCTTGCCCGCAACCGGTCAATTTCTCTTTCAGCCTGCGAAACATCCGTATTGATCAGGATGCTTTTACCGTCCAAGCCCTTTCGGACGTCGTTCGCCTTCTTCGCGACATTGTCAAGTTTCTTTATTGCTTTTTTGTCGTCGGCATCCACCCGGATAACGACGGAGCCGTCAGCGTTTGCCATAGAAACACCTCACTTTCAGCGGCGTTTGGCCGCATATCTCTTCATGATCCGCCTGCACTCAGTAGTAGGCGGAACAGACAGTGTGTGGATAATGCCCTCCAGAAGATTGAACCACAGCGGGCAGCCGCCGGACAACGCAAAAATGGGATCAGCCCCGAACACCGCTTCACACACAGGGGCATTAAAGAGTGTGTCAATTTGCTGCCGCATAGATCTTTCTGTGCTTTTAGATAGGTCATAGTAATCCGCAGAAGCGATGCCCTTAGCACGGATCAGGCGGCGCTGCTTCTTGTCCACCGCGGACAGGGTATCAAAAACCCTGCCCGCAAACTCCGCGCTGTCTGGATCAATGGATACAACGATTTTCTCGTTGATGTCAAATGTCTTCATAGCTGTGCCCTCAATAGTCGATAAACACGCTCTCTGCCGTGCCGTTGCCGGAGAGCCACAGTGCAGCGTGCAGGCTGTTCGGATCACGGGCTGCGCTGCTTGCATCCCGGCAGAACCGGTCAAAGGCGTCTTTGCGGGCCTGTGCGCCGATGGGACGATCTGCCGTCAAGTTCCAGTCGCGGTGCTTCTCGCTGTACTCCGCAAGGAGCTGCAGCATGGTTGCATTGTCGCGGTGCTTGTCACAAAGCGCCTGAAACTGCGCCGGATCAAAGTGGAAATCGGCTTGCAGTAGCTTCAAATCGCCCTCGTCGATCTTAGTGCCGTCGGCAATGTTCCACTTGTCAACGGCGGCATGGTGCGCGAGGCGGTCGCGCTCGATCCGGGTATTGACCGTACCCAGGGCATAGGCGCGGGCGCGGACGAGTTCAGCGAACTTCGCCTCGGCATCTGCCGGGGCGATCTTGCCGGCCTTTCTCTCTGCGGCCAGTTCCTTCTCTGCTGTCGAGATTTCTTCAAGAGTTTTTACGCACAGTTCAACGCTTTCGCGTACAGATTTTCCGAAATTCATAGTTTCTCCTTTCAAACGTCAATGATTATTGTTGTTTCGCAGGCGGCGCAGAATTGCTGCGCCTCGCCCAGCGTGTTACAGAGCCGTGCTGGTTTGCCATCGCCGCGGGATGCTATAAATCCATCTTCTGTGGGTAGGATAACGGCCACACCGGGGCGCTGTAAGGTCAGCTCCTCCAGCTTCTCCAGTCTCCCGCGAATAGTTCTGATGCTCATTTAATCTTCACCTCTTGCACGTTCGAGATTTTCAATGCGCGTCAGAATATCGTTGACCTCTGTCAGTTTGAGGGTGCTTTCAATGACGATCCGCGCAGCGTTTGTTTTTGCCGCCGGAGGTGCCTCCGCATCCTGCATGACCTCCTCCAGTGTTTCAAGCGCCGGGCACAAGAGCCGCTGTGCCTTGCGCGTTGCGTTTTCTGTCAATTCTTGGAAAGCGGCGCGGTACGCTTCACAGAATTCATCGTTCTGGAAATAGACGCGCAGCGTCCGCGATGTGAGGCCGCATTTCCGGGCAGCATCTTCACGGGATGGACTGGACAGCAGCGCTGCTATTGCCTTCTGTTGGTTTTGCGTCAATGCCATTGGTGGAAACCTCCTTTCTCGGAAAATTATGGATTTTTGCGGAATAAAGCATCATAAAGTCCGAAAGGCGCATTGTCACGCACCACGGTTCACGGCTCCGGCGGTGGAATATAACGGGCATACCGTCACTAAATCGCTTCCTGTCCGTCTCTGCTTGCTGCATCCACTCCGAAAGCCTGACTTGCTCGCAGCGCTTCACCTCGATATGGACACCGGGCAAGCCCACAAGGTCAGGCACTTCGCCAAAGGACATAGACCCGCCGCGTTCCACGGTGTAACCATACTCTCGGAGAATGGCGGCAAGTTCTCTTTCACCGTCTGCGCCTTTACGCTGTGATCTCTTCCCCATCAGTAAAGTTCCTCGTAAAACTTCATTTCGCGGATTCGACCGGCGAAAAGGTGGTTGATTCGATAGTTGCAGTTTCTGAACTCAGTCTTGAAATATCGGTCAATCATGGCCGGATATTCGTCCGCGTCAACGTCTGCGATACTGCCGCCCTTTTCTTCGCAGGAAATGAATGGCATCTTCTGACATATCCTCACGATCTGGTTCGCCTTAATCGGCGGATGCGGGTATCCCATGACCTGCTCATACTTCGAAAAGAAGTATTTGAACACCGACATGCTCTCTTCAAAGGAATACGGAGTTTCCGGATAAACGCTTGCGGCTATGTCCTCGAACTTCTCAAAATCAAAAAGCAAAGATTATCGTCTCCTTCCGAAAGGGAGAGGGTGGCATGGTGCGCGAAAGCGCGCCATACCCTCCTACCCTCTTACAAGTCTATATCAATTCTGGTTCTGTTTCTGGTTCTGTTTCTGGTTCTGTTTCTGTTTCTTCTTCTGTGTCGAGCGTTATCGGTCGATATCGACCGATTTGTTTCTCTTGGCGTTTACGCGCTGTTCATATCGCTGCCATGCCTCTTCCATGTCAGGGAAGAAAGCAGAAAAGGCGATTTTCTCCAACGGCTGCAACGTGTCGGGGATCTCACAGGTTTCCAGATACTCCCAACAAGCAAGAAGGACATTGACCGCAGTTTCCGGCGGGAGCTGCTTTATAAGCTGCCGCCGTTCAATTTTCAATTTGAACCACGATGGATGTTTCTCTTTAATTTCAGGCATTCCAACCCTCCAAATGCTCCTGGCCAGACAACCGGGCCAACGTATCCTCCGCAATACGGGACACTGCGGCAATTTCCCTGGAACGCCGGGACATCGAACGGATAAACCGGCGCACGTCGCTTTCGTTTTCCGGAAGGAAATAGCCATGTTGGCAATCAGACAAAATCAGTACTCCGGCCTTGCGTTCTTGCTGGATGCGGCGGCGAAGGGTGCGTTCATCTTCGCCGGTGAGCTGCACCAGCTCCCGCAGTGTCAGCGCGTTTTCCGCACCCACATGAAGGAAATCAGAAATCAGTGGATTTCCTTTGCAGCGTGTGATAGAATTTGATACGGGAAATGCGGTCGGCAAACCTTTTCCCGCTGCCCTTGTCGGTGCTGAAACACCGGCAGGGGCTTTCTCGTTTTTATGCACCCTCGCTCACCCCCGCCTGCTGATTTAACCAGTGCTTGAATGCCTCCGCCGGAATGCGCGTACACCCGCCAATGTGGGCCACGGGAAACCCCGGTAATCTCATCCAGCGATAAATCGTGGGACGGGATACTTCTGCCACCTTTGCTGCCGTTGTGGGACTGTATGCCAAGCTGTTTGTCGCATTCATCGCGTCACCTCTCCCTCCAGTCTAGAAAGTGCCTCAAGAAAAAGACGCTCTTTGCTATCAGGCAGAGGAACTCTCAACCACCGCGTGAGTGTTGGTTCACTGACACCAATAGAGAGCGCGATTTTCCACAAGGGTATGCCCGCCTCCTTTGCTCTCCGCCGCAAACTTGAATTTTCCATTTGTATCCCTCCTTGACTTTACGATTTAAATCTGCTATCATCTTACTGATGATGATTTTATTCTACACTTTCGGATGCGCACGCGCAAGTAGATGACGGTAAAATTTAACCACATCGTTTTTGACACAGCGGATTAAATTCAACTTTTCGAGAGGCGAGTTATGACAAAAGAAGAACAGTCTGTGAAAATGGGGAAGCGTTTGAAGTCCTTGCGGGAAAATACTCTGCTGGATGGAAAGAAAATGTCTCATGTTGAACTAAAAAAGAAGTTAAAAGAAAAGTACGGGGTGGAAATCAGCAGAGACAGCCTGATGAACTATGAAGTAAGCGATGTAAACCATTCCAAGTTCGGAACAAATCTAAAAATGAGTGCAGAATATCTAAATTGTCTTGCATCCTTCTACGGCGTTTCAACCGATTATCTGCTTTGTAGGTCTGATGCCAAAACTGTAGATGAAGATGTGCAAGTTGCTTGTAAAACGACAGGCTTATCCGCGGAGGCCATTGCCGCACTTAAATTTGACAGCGGCAAAAAGAAAGAGCGCGACATTTTTGGGGTTGAAGATTTTTTGATAAAAAACTTATACATTTCATGTTGGGCGCGCTATATCCGAGATAGTGTAAGGAATATGGCGCAACTAAGAATTGTGCAATCCAAGTTAGATGCAAGTATCGTATCTGACAAAACGGACTTTTATCGTTGGCGGGCAATGCGCGAATTTGAACGCGCTCTTAATGAAGCTATTAGGGAGTTTTCTTCGTTTTATACGAACGACTTTAGAATTGCAGACACAAAAGCGTACCTTTCGGCGCGTGAAGATGAGTTCAATGCCTATCTTAAACGCATTGCCGAATTGAAAGCGAAGATAAGATGATTTGGTTGCAGCAAAAACCGCCCCCGGTGCTGCGAACACCGAGGGCGGCTATAAGGGCAGTAAACTTGCGGAGCCTACTGCCCTTCCATATTAACACAATATAGGAGGGAAAATCAATGCCAAGAAAATCAAATACCCGCGCCGCACAAGGAGCTGGAAGCATCCGCCAACGTCCAGATGGAAAATGGGAAGCCCGCTTTATTGCCGGGCATGATCCCGGCACCGGTAAACCAATCCGCAAATCCGTCTACGCAAAGACGCAAAAGGAAGCCCGCCAGAAGCTGGCACAGGCGGTCGCCGCTGTGGATAACAAGGCATACCGTGAGCCATGCAAGATGACGTTGGGGGAGTGGCTGGATATTTGGGCGGATACCTATCTGGAGGGGGTCAAACCGCGCACGCTCAAAATCTATCAAGACGACATCCGCCTACATATCAAGCCGTATCTGGCCGCTGTGAAGCTGGAGGAGCTTGATACACACATCGTGCAGAAATATTTTAACAAGCTGCTGACCAGCGGCAAGAAGATTCCCAAGCGCGACGAACAGGGGAAGATCGTCAAGAAAGACGGGAAAACGGTTTACACCACCGCGCCGCTTTCGCCCAAAACGGTGAAAAATGTTCACGGTGTTTTACACGGAGCATTGCGGCAGGCGGTGATAAACCGCTATATCCCGTTGAATCCGGCGGATGGCGATTTCTGCAAGCTCCCGAAGAGCCAGAAGCAGGAGATCAAGCCTTTGGATGAAACGCAGATCGCTGCCTTTCTGAATGCGATCAAGGGCAACAGCTATGAAAACATCTTTGTCGTGACGCTGTTCACCGGTCTGCGTCAGGGTGAGGTGCTGTGCCTGACATGGGACTGCGTAAACTTCGATACCGGTGTGCTGACCATCAACAAGCAGATGCAGCTCCACCAGGAGAAGGGCATGACCCCGTACCAGTTGGTTCCCACCAAAAACGGCAAGACCCGCACCATCACCGCCGCCCCCTTCGTGATGGAGCATCTAAAACGTCAAAAGGTGTGGCAGACAGAACAGCGACACCTTGCTGGCTCGCTGTGGCAGCATAGCAGCCTTGTCTTTACAGATGCACAGGGAAACCACCTGACGAAACCGACGCTGTACAGAGCATTCAAACGTGCCGCAGCATCCATTGGCAGGCCGGACGCCCGCTTTCATGATCTGCGCCACTCTTACGCAGTTGCCGCACTCCGTTCTGGCGATGACATCAAGACGGTGCAAGGAAACCTCGGTCATGCCACCGCAGCTTTTACACTGGATGTCTACGGCCATGTTACCGACCAAATGAAGCAGGCCAGCGCCGACCGCATGGAGGCGTTTATCAAGAGCGTGTCGGGGGAATAAACATTATTTCAGTTCTGTTGCCCTCAAAGGTGCAACAAGCTGCCAAATGGGTACATATTTTGCCGGATATCCTTTCGTACTTGCCCAATAACTATCATTTTGTTGACAATTTGCACAGAAAAAAATCTTAACATTGTTAGAAATGACACTACCCATTTTGAGTACTTTCGGATATACTAAGGATGACAGGAGACATGAGCTTCTGCCTGAACGTTGAAGCGGTTGGCGTTCCGATTGCGTTGGGCCGTGGAGTTCTCGGAGGGGTTTTGCAACAACCTCAAGTCGGATAGGCTGAAAGGCCGAAAGAAAATGCAACGAAGGAGCCCTGCCAAAACAGCAGGGCTCCTTTTGTTTACATCGATCAAACGAAAGAGAGCATAAGGGATGGATGATATACAGTCTGCGGCCCTTGCGATAGAGCAGCTGAAGAATTGCGTATACGAGATAACTTTAGGACGTAAAGGAAAACTGACCAGGATCATACTTGCGTTTACCGAAGATGACCTTCATCATTTGGCGGGCCTGCACAAGCTTGTCGATATTGAACAGATCCGTAGTGGTAAGCGTTCACGCATCTACGAAAGCATTTTGTCCGGAACAATTACAGGAGATTTTCTGAAAAAGAGTGCCAGATATCACGAGATAGAAGCAAGAATCCAAGCCCTTGTGTATCTCGAAGATATGCTTGATGGTGACCAACTGTACTTTAAGTATGATCCGCGGAAAAAGGCATTTTCACGAATCGAAGCGGACTATCTGGTCTCTGGCAAGGCAAATAACACGCCGGTATATTTGTTTCTTGGCAGCAGGAGCGATGATACATATTACTGCCGGTCTTTTTTTCCGCAGGAAAGAGTGGACTACGCAGAGGGACTTCCCAAATATACGCTGCTGCGGAAGGTCAAAATCAATCAGGCAGACGGTACACGGATAGTCCAGTTTGACCGCCTCTCAGAATAGATATTTCTCTTTTTCGTACCCCTTACCGTACCCCTTACAGCTTTTACAACATGATACAGCATTTACAGCCCAAACCAGCAAACCGTTGGAAATACAGGCTTTTTGCAACAGCATGATACACCATGTTACAGCCCCTTTCCAATTCAAATCCGGGTGTCACCTCCAACCAAAACTCCCGAAACGCCTGTGTTTCGGGAGTTTTTTCATGCCTGAAAGCAGGTTTTAGCCTTATGCGGAGCGCCCTGCCCGTTGAAACCGTTGAAAAAGGAGGGGGACGGAAGCTTCCGTCCCCCTCCTGCGGTATTGGTTCTATTCTATGCAGGCATCTCGCCCGTCCGTGTCGTTTAGCCCAGCTTTGCCCACGTCAGGGGGCCGACGATGCCGTCCACACCCAGACCGTTGGCCTTCTGGAACGCCAGCACAGCGGCCTTTGTCTTGCTTCCGAAGATGCCGTCCACGCTGCCGCAGTCAAATCTTCACGCTTCAGAATTGGCGCGACGGTCTTGACACCGTCGCGCTTACGCTGCCGTATGCGGACACCGGCAAGCACGCCTATACGCCGGACTGGTCGAAGCTTCCCAGCGGGCAGACTTGAAACTACAGTAGCTCGCCCAATGTCAGTGAAGGCTCGAACGCAAAGCTTACTACATTCTGCTGGCAGAAAGACGCTGGTGGACGTGGAACTGCCGCCCTACGCGGTAACGGCGCTGATAAGCTACACCGGCACCGCGGCGCTGCTGCGCCGCCGCAAGCGTGAGGCCTGA